GTTGTTCAGTGCCAGGAATGCCTGTAAAATGCGAGCGCCGCCTATTGCGACGCTGTGCGCGCAGAATACGGAGAGTTTTTCAATGCGGGCGTTCATCCAATCAGAGCCATTGAGTAAATCCGGTCAACGGCGCTGCTGTTCAGATGGTTGATAACCAGCGACCCATCCGTGCATGTCACCCAAAGCGTCGGCAGATCGGCTGCGGCATTCTCGGTTTGCGGCATAAAGACCGCGCAGGTTTGCAGGCTGATCCGCGAGTCTACCACCTTTGTTGAAGCGACATCAGGGTCGAGCGTGACGAACAAGACACAGTTCATATGCCCTTGGGATAGTCGGTTTATAGCCTGCGCCAACTGCCGTCGATGATCCGCCTCCGTCCCGGTTGATGTCGAAAGCTGGACCGCCGGGCGCCCAATCGTCGGGGCCACGCTCACCTGAAGCCGCCCGGAATGAATGTGGCATCGACGCCGCCGATATGCGTCCAGGTCGCCCCGGCGGGGAGTGTCACCATCGCGTTGTGATAGCGGCCATCCGACCGCTGCGGGCACTCGCCGGACACATCGGGAGGAATGGACGGCCCAAACACCTCCGGGTCATACAGGTTCACTCGCGCCGCAAACGCGATGGATGGCACGTCCTCAGTCAGGTCAACGAGAGGCCGCGCGCTCTGGACATAGGTCCGGCGCCCCGGCGTCAACTGTTTTGTCTGCGTCGCGACCTGTCCCTCCATATTCGGGCCATTGAAATACGCGAGCTGATGCAGTCCGTTGATCGCCGCCAGCGTCAATGCGCCGCCGACCCAGATCGAACTGTCGAGCGACGCCGGCAGCGTGTCGGTATCGGTGAACCCAAGCGACGGCATTTCGTCCATCGTCACGCCGAACGTCAGCGACCGCAGCAGCCAATCGATCGCATCCGGTCCAACATACGCCGTGGACGCCCGGTTGATGTCCCAGCGATAGATCAGAATCGAATCGCACACCCCATCCGTCGCAAGGGTAGACGGGAAAGCCCACATGACCATCTTGTTCGGCACATTCGCCGCGCCGACCACGTTGTAGAGATAGGCCTGGTTCACGTTGGTCCAGAACCAGTTGTCGAATTTGTCGGTCCCGATCGGTGTCGATTGCGCGCCGTCGAAGGCGTACCAGCCGTCCTCTCCGAGATACCAGACGATGGACCCGATCGGTACGATGGAGTTCGGTGCCGGGCAACCGCGGACATTCTCGCAGGGGAAGAAGTCGAACACATCCGGAGGCCCAACGAACAGCCCGCGCCAGACCGCGTGACGAAAGAAGATCGCGACATCGGCATTGGCGAGGCTGTCCACGACACCGTTGATTTCACCAAAGTTGCCCTCGAAGTCGTTGTAGTCCGACATTCCCTCGATCGCGGCATTGCTACCCGGCGCCGGAAAGCTGGTTGCATCCCCGGCCACCGACCACCACGCCCGTTGCGGGCCGAGGCCGCCGACGGGATCATACGTGTTCGCCAGGAACAGGAAGTTCTTCGGTGTGCACAGATGCCGGGCCTGCGGTGGCGCGCTGGACTGGTAATTCCATTGAGCCGACCCATCGACGATCCCGGCGCCGGTTCCACTCGGTCCGGTGCCGGACGATGCCGACGTGCCGGTTTGCGTCAATGTATAGCGATTGCCATTCGCAATCCGCTCCTCGCCGAGCGTCGAATAGACCGTGCTTTGCGCCCACGCCGTTCCGGTGAACAGCGGCCCAAATGTCGTACTTACCCCGAGTGCGAACGACTGCAATTCATCGCCGAAGTTCGTTGCAATCACCGTGTCGTTGTATTTGACGAAATCCCAGTTATCGCCCTGTGCCGTGGAATAGGATTCACCGGACACATCAACCCAGGCTGGCGATCCCGCTGTCAGTTCGTAGATTTTGTCAGCAGTGCCAGCGAACAGATAAACGGTCAGATCGTTGCCCTGGACAGAGATCGCGCCGATGCACTGACCATCCATCGCAGAGGGGGAATAGGCGCTCAGCGATGCGAGTGGGCCATAAGACTGCGGCGTGATCGGGACGACGTTGAGCGCGATGGAGGTGGCTTCGGCGAGGTCGGGGAGGTCCGGGCGCCATTCCGCGACGGGGATTATCTCTTGAGGCACCTCACATGTACCCCCTCGAAGGGCGCAACTTTCCCGTTCCACCCGCACGCCGCGTCGCCTCGCGACGGATCATTGGCAGATAGCCCTGGCGTCCTGTACGAGGATCGCCCATGAGGTCGAGTTCCATCGAATCAACCTGCCCTTGATCGCGAATGATATTCTTAAAAAGCAAACGCTTGGCTTCTGTTCGAATGACAGGCTCGGCGCGATTGGTCCAGACCGAGTAATCGGTCGGTTGAACCATCGGCGCAAATCGAACTGTCGCATCCAAAATCAACGGGTATTGGTCGTTCGGAACTGGATACAATCTCAACAGCCCGGAGTCCCAACACCAGTCGGTCGGAAGTCCTTGCCATGTCGTACTAATTGATTGATCGTCGATCCATTGCGGTGTGCGTTGCATCAGAGGATACCGGTTGGCGAACGCCAGCACCAAAATCTTCGTGATATGTGGTAGATTCGCCAGGATCGGCAGATCAGTGTAGCCGTAAAATTCCTGCCCGTTGTTGGTCTGCAAATCGCTCTGCGAACCAGTCACGTCACCGAAACTACGGATGCGATTGAAGTCGAAACTCTCGCGCTCATACGCGAGAATCGCATCCTGGATCGCGTTCTGAATGTCAGTTGTCGTCGGTGATCCGAGCACTTCGTTCTGCACGCGCGCTTGTAACTGCCCATAGGTGTTCGCGTCCCGCGCCTCGTTCACCGCATCATTGTAGATCGGATAGCCATTGATATCGAACAAGGTCTGACCCGTATCCGGGTCGCGTTCATATACGATATCGACAATCGCCATCACCGCCGCTCCCGACGCGGCGCCTGCCGCCTCACGCGCCGATCTTCGCCATCCTCGTCAACGGGAACGATGCCGCCCGGCGCATCGTCGGGCTCCGCCAACTCGACCAGCAGCCGGTCAACCTCATCGCGCCACAGCAACTGGCGCATAACCAGCGCCAGCGACATAGGCTATTCCTCAGAGTACCGACGCATACCCCGAACGTTCGGACGATCGTCCGTCCGGCCGCCGGCATCGCGGTCATACTCCGGCGTCACGCGCTTGCCGAGGACACCGGCCCCGATTCGCGGTCCCATCTCGGACGGACGCGCGCCTGGACCGTTGCCCATGCCTTCGCCGGTCCCGACCATTTCGGTGTGCTTCGAGGAGCCGGATGTGCCGACATGAAAACGAGTTGGTTTCGCCATGATCTCACTCCTTACGGGGTCGCGTTCAGCACGACGCCGAGCCGGAACTTACCAGCAACAGCGGTGCCGGCGCCAGCCGTGATGGACGCCGCGACGGTGATGTTGTTCGCGACCGGCGCCTGAAAGCCGTACCCGGCCGCGACGTTCATGTGCTGCACGCCGCCATTCGCCAGAGCGCCGCTCGCGATGAACGCCCCAGGGGTAAACACCCCGGCACTGATGTAGCCGACCTCATACGCGGCCAGGATCGTCGCCGCGCTGTCGATCGCGTCCGGTGCCGCGATCACGTCGGTCACCCACAGCCCGGCCTGGACGACCGGCCCCATGATCGTGTCGCCGTTCGCGAGCGCCGTCGTGACGCTCGCGATTGCGATTTCCGAAAAGTCGCCGGTCGCGTCGTACTTGGGTAGTTCGACCTCGCCGGTGTTGATGTCTACCGCTTGCCAGATTGCCATGTGCGTTGCTCCGGATCAGGTGGTGTGCGCCGCAGCATAGCTGCTCATCACGATATCGGCGAAGTCCATGGAATTGAACACGGTCTTCTTCAGCCCGAAGATCAGGCCCGCGGACACGCCCAACTGGTTCTCATAATCGAACAGTTCCTCGACCCAGGTGAACTTGTTGACCGCGTTGTCGCGCCCGAAGCCGATCATCCCGGCCTGCGCGCCGGCGAACACAGCCCGGCGAACCGTGGTGATCGCCGCCAATCCGGACGGGTTGTAGCCCTGCGTGACGCGATAATCTTCGTGCAGGATCACGCCGTTGTAGACGCCAAGGCTGCCGTCGAAGATCGGGTTCTCGTCCACCAGGCCACCAGTCATGGCCGCCTTCTGGATGTCGAGCCATTGTCCCGTCGCCGTCGAGGTCCGCAGATCGGTGACCTGATACGGGTGCAACCAGCAGACATAGAACTTCTTGCCGCCCACCCCGATCGGGCGAATGGCCGGTGTCAGCGTCTTGGCCTTCTCGACCGCGACATCGATCATGGTCAGGTTGAACACATTGGCGCTGGTGAGCGTCGTATCATTCGCGCCGCCCTGGGCGTTGGTATAGTGGTTCGTGTCGGTCGCGATCGTCGCCTGCAACCCGGTCCAGCGGATGTCGCTCGAAACCACGTAAGGCGATGACGGCCCGAGATTGCCGCAAATCTGGTTGAAGCCGGACCAGTCGATTCGGTCGGCCCACCAGTCGCGGAGGCCGGACAGCGCCTCGTCGCGGACGCTGAAGGGAACGCGCTGCTGCGACATGCGGCCCTGCGAGCGGACGGCGTGGCGAAGCTGATTGATGACGAGGGCGTCAGAGTAAGTGGTGAGGGCTTCTTCGTTGCCCTCAAGTGTTCCGTCGCCCAAAACGCCGTTGCCGGTCAGTTGCATCCGCAGTCCGTAAGTAATTTGATCGCCAGCGCTCTTGCTGGTCTCATCTTTTACTTGGATCATCGCGTTTGTACCATCTGCGATGAATCTGTACATCCACGTTGCTTTCAGCGCCTCGACTGAAAGCATTTTGGACCATAATTTTACTGCCAGTGGGTTATTAGTCCCATAATTTGTAGTTGCCAAAGGACTACACTCCTGCGCTGGGTTCGACGCGAGAGCCGCGTCAAAGGCCTGTTGATGGGGATTGCCCACAGCGCGGGGCGGAGCGAAGGGACGGATATCGGACCGTCTCAACCGACGAAATGGCCGCGGGCCACTTCACGCCGAAGCGTCGAAAATGACGCGGGCGCACGATAGGCACACTCGCGCCCCTTTGGCAAGTGGGTTGTTACTTGTTTTTCAAAGGTTTGTTGACAAGGACGCCCGAACGCCTATAATGGCGAGGCTTGGCGGCGTTGAAAGCGCCGACCCAAGCCTCAACACCCACGCTGAGGAGACAGCGCAAATGGCCACGGCCAGGATACCGCAGCCTACCAAGGCCGCAAAGCCCTTTATGGGAACCCGCGAAGAAGCTAGGGCCGCTGGGGCCATTCGATATATCGACGGGCGCCCATGCAATCGCAGGCACGAGCCGGTGGTGGTGCAGTGAGGGGCATTCTCGCGGGTCTGTTCGGCGATGCAATTCCATCCATCGCCAACGACCTGCTTGGCACATCATTCGCAAATATGGCAGCGCAACAGGCATTGCCGACCGAGTACCAGCAGCAGGCAATGATGCAGGCCGAGTTGCCGCCGTTCCTGTGGTCTCTTTGCGCGCAATATCAACCGCCGCGTCCAGAGCCCGGCATCCTGTGGCGCCGGACCGGCGGCAAGACATGGCGTGTGACGGTGACACGATGAGCACCGATCCGGAAGCGTGGTCCCTCCACATCTCCCTCCGCAGCAAATACGGCGAGCACTATGAAATCGCCTGCGGCATCGGCTCCGACATCATGCGCGAGATCGCCCGAATTGATCCTCCGCTATCCATCGCGGGTATTTCATTCTCGACATTCGATGATGTCGTAACTGTCTTGCGCCGCAAGGAAATGCGGGAGCGCCTGTTCGCAGATGAATGCGAACGCATGGGCCATCTGTTGGCACAGCGTATGACCGACAAAGAAGGCTGGTATGGCATGGATCGGGCCGAAGCGCTGAAAGATTTTGGCAAGCTGGGGGTCGTGAAATGAACAGCATCGTTCCGGATTATGGAAAGGTATTTACAGATCACGCCCACAATCTCGCGTCCCTGTTAGGGCTGCGGCGCGTTTCTGAAAATAAACCGGTCGGAGAAGGATTCCGAACCGTTGCCTTTTATTTGGGTAATAAAATCCTTCGAGTAACCGTCACCTTGGAATCCAGATCATGACTCCCCGCTCCATCATCACCACATCCCTGATGCACGAGTCCATCGACATCGACTGCATGGCCGTTGCCGAACGGATCATCGCGTTGTTGCGACAGAACGGGCTGGTGATCGTGCCGGGACGCCTGACCGAAGGTATGGCCCGCGGGCTGAATGCGGTACTGCCTTACACGGCATCGATGGAAGAGATGGCACAGTTCTGGGTCGCGTTGGTTGACGCGGCGAACAAGGAGTTGTCGTGACCCGCAAAGGCTGGAAAGCATACTGGCGGGAGCGCCGCATCATCCTTCGCGAGAACGCCAAGGTTATGGAGGACATGAGGCTGTACGGCACCGGCTTCATCAAATACGGCAGCGGAGATGAACCGCAGCGCGACGGTTCGGATGTGGCGAAGCATGTCCCGGCGAAGGACGTTTATTTGTGACGCGCCCCTGGCTCTGCCGCTTCGGCTTCCACCGCTACATGGACCTCCAACGTCGCGATGAAACGTTCGATCAACTCGCC